GACTCCCTATTCTTTAGATAATAAATATCATCAAGAGTAAGAGTTTTAGTTTTAGCAAAATCTCTAAAATCACCCCATTCATCTTCGTTCATTTCATAACGTTGACGAAAATCGGATTCTTGAGATAGTCGCTGATTTTCAACTTTCTGTTTATTAAGTGTATCTCCTAATCTTTTTTGCACTACGCCATCAATAGTAGCTTGTAGCACTTTTGCAGAATCAGAGTCATTATCAGAAACAGCTTCGTCAGGGTCAAATACAAAATCTTCATCAAGCTTTAATTGTTCTTTCATATTTTTAGGTGTTTGACCTCCACCCTCAAAATAGTTCCTCACATGAGTTACTAAATTAGGGTCGTCTTTCATTGCATTAATGATAGGCATATAAGGTTGTAATTCAGTTAAACGACCATTTAGTCGTTTTCCTTCCTTACTTGAATCCGAATATCTTTGCCTCAAAGTCTCTACATCTTCTTGACTTTGTTTTTGACCTTCGCCCTGAACGTGCTGAGGCTTGTTATCGCCCGACGCAGATGATACAAAAGTGTCAGCTTCTTCGAGTATGCCTGAGTTTACGCTGCTATCCAATTGAGCAAAAAAGTCATCGGGAGCAGTTTCTTCTACTACATTATTTTCGAGGGTACTGGTATCAGCCAATACGTTATCTACTTCTTGTTCCATACTCATTTTTTCTCCTTTTTGTTATTTTAATATAATATTGCTTGAACCAAAGTTAAAACTATTTTTCTTTAACATTTGGCATCCTACCTTGCTCAGTTTCTTTTACATCATTAGCAACTTCTTTCATGTCCATTTCCAGTTGCTTTCTAGCTGTATCGAACTCTCCTTTCATGAGATTCCTGAGTAATTTTTGTTGAGCTTGGGTATCCAATACACTTTTCTGACTATCCATACTTCCAGTTTGTATTTTACTTTTGATACCAGCTTGAACTAATTGACGTTCTAGTGTTTCAATAGTTCCTTCTCTATCTTTCATAGCTTCTTCCATAGATTGCAGTTTACCTTGCAATTCAGAATACAATGATTTTCTTTGTAGTAATTGTTTCTTTCCTCTTATATCTGTTTCAGCAACCATAGCCACATCATCAATAAGTCCAGACTGAAACCATCTAAAATACTCTTCAATTAAAGCCCATCTGTTAACAGGCAATGTAGCTCCAGATACAATGCGTACATCAAATTTAGCAGAGCCATAATCCATCCACTTACCAACAGCTTCTCCATAATCATTGTATATTGGAATATTAATTCTTATTTCTTTTTCTTCTTGTTCAGGAGATTGTCCAGCTTCAGGTTGAACTATTCTAAATACTTTATCAATCTGATATGTTGATTGAGCAATTCCTTTAAATACTTTACCAAGATGTTCAAGAGCTGGTTCTACAGTATTACCCATCCAAGCTTTAATTCTTCTTGTCCCATATTCATCGTTAGCTAATAATCCTCTATATGTCTCTGGTTGTGCTCTAGCAATTCCCATCATAGATGAATGTATTCCAGCGATGTATTCTATATCTTGTTTACCTTCTTGAGTTACAGTATAAAAAGCATTATTTATACTAGCAGGTAAGACAGGAGTTGGAGGTTGAAACCCCTGCCTATATTTCAATAAAGCACCTGGGGCGGAAGCATATTGTTCCCACTCCCCTTCAGGTACAGAACCTTCTTCATATAACCATCTCAAGTTAGAGGCAAGGTTGGCATTATGAAGCATTATTTGGTGTGCCTTATTTATTTCCTGCTGTTTTCCTATTAATGGTGTAACAGCACTCATTGGATATGGAGTGCCTGTGTATGTATAAGGGATAGAAACTATTGGATATTCTGTTTGGTCTAATAAATACTCATATAGAAATGTTTCATCCCCAACACTACATACAAGCTTTATCCTACTTTCATGAAAATCAATCGCATCAACAATGTTATTAACAATAGATTCATTCTTAATTAAAATATTATATTCTTTTTTTGTAATAACTTTTTGTTCAATCTTAGTTGCTTTATCTTGAGCCATCGACATTAATTCAGCTCTTTTTTCCTGTATAGCTTGTTTAGCCATAGTCTGAGAACGTTCTATTTCTAGCTTTGCCCTTTCTTCTATTATCTCTCCAGCCTGTAATGCTTCCTGTATTTGTTTTTGTTTTTCTAGTAAAGCAACTTCAGTTTCTTTTTGAAACTCTTCAAGTTGAACAGATACAACCCTTCTTAATTCTTCTAGCTCTTCTTCTTTAGGAGGTATTTTTATAAATACGTTAACATAAGGAATTTTTACTTTTTGATAACATTCATAGTATGAAACAATATCATCGTCTTCACCTTCAATAGTTAACCCCATTGTAATGTCTTCAGGTAGAATACTTTGAGAAGAAACAGTATCTCTTTGAGAATAGCTTGTTGTCTCAGATTCCCCACCTGCATTTTTAATTTTATGTTTAAACTGAGGGAACATATGCATTAGCTGAGTTCTTGCGAGATTTTTCTTAACCATGATAAAGTTAGCATCTCTCATTAAAAAGTCCCTACTCATAGGGTCTACAAAAACATCATAAGGGTCAATTCTTTTAAATACTACTTCACCTTTCCCTCTATCAGAATCTTTATCAACATCAACAAAAAAGTAACCAATACCCTTAGTCAGACTATCTAATACAATTTGACCATATAAAGATTTACCATTTGAATTATGCCAAGCGTAGTCAGCAATATCAGAATGAACTTGAGCTACATCAGTATCACTTCCCTCTACTCCAACTGCTTTCCATCTAGGATTATTAGCAGTTACAAAGTATTTCATTGTTTCAACAATCGGAGTTACCCTATTAATTGTAAATGTAGGCATCCCAGATTCGTTAAGAGTATCTTCCTCTTCTTTAGTTAATTGCTCGTTTAAATAAAAATCATAAGATTTTTGACTTAATGATGACCATCTAGTTCTATGAGCATTATTAGCTCTATCCCATAACTGTTTATTTTGTTGAGCTTTTTGTTTTAATGTAGCCATTGTTAAGCCTTACTTTTATTCATCATTTTATCCCAAACTAAATCATCTATAGTATCATCTTTTGCCCAATTTTTATCTCTATACATTTTAGCTCTAGCTATTTTTTTTTCGTTAACTTTTGCTAAATTTTCTAATGGGCTTGTAATATTTGCAATTGGATTTTGTTTAATACCTCCAGAATTTTTTTCCTGTAAACCTTTATTGAAAAGATTAAGCTCATGTCTTCTTCTATTTTGAAGACCTTTAATTATTACTCCTCCAGAGCGAACAAATCCAACATTTGCGTCAAAAGTTTCTTTTTTAAAAGCATCATACTTACCTTCTTTTAATGCTCTATAAGCTTTTGAAGTGCCTTCTTCTTTTCCACCAGTTTTAAAATTAGTTAACCCAACATTATAAATTAAAGATATTAAAGCAGCTTGTTCATTAGAGGCTAAACTAGAATAAGTACCTTTAAATTCTTCTCCTAAGTTAGTATTAATTGTTTTTAAAGTATCTTCAAATAAGCTTTGTACTTTTTCATGAGGTATAACTTCACCAACTTTCATTTTTGCTAACTCTACAACAGATTTACCAGTTAATCCTGGTCCAACAGTTGGCAAAGTTTCCCCTTTATTTTTCTTTACTACAGGGTCTTCATAAACCTTCCAACCTTCATCTGTTTTATAATTAGCTCCACCTTCTTCTTCTATTAAAAATGTACTAGCTATTCTTAACGTATCTTGTAATTTATTATTTGACATTACATCCCTCCAAAGCTTATTGGTTTACTTAATTTAAGATTCCAATTGTAACCGCTATCACCAGATGGATTCTTTGATTTTTTATATCTAAAGTCTAATCCTATATCTTCAGGTAAATTAAACTTTGCTCTTCCCTGTTGTCCAATATCTAAAGAAAATTTTCCTCTATTAACTCCTAGTTTAAAACCAACTAAGTCTTTAAGGCTTGATTGCATAAATGATTTTTCTAACTTTTCAGGAGCTAAATGTTTGAGAGTTTTATTGACTTCTTGATATGAATAACCAAATGATTGTTTTTCAGTTGATTCTGAAAGTATTCTAGAAACATTCCAAGACGTATCTAAACGTGCTGTATTTGTAGAATCCTTGCTTATATTTTTTGGTTCTGCCACAATAAACCTCCTTAAATGCGACCTAAGCTACTATCCAACTCTTGGCTTTTTTCTTTGGAACATACCAAGATTTGGTGTTTCCGTCTCTTTCTATATTAGGCGGAAAAGAATGAAGTTGAGAATAATATAGAGTTTCTATAGTATCATCATGTGCCATTCTCGGTCCGAATGTAATAATTTCATTAATTAAATCAAACATATTATCTCTCACATGAATTGTACCCATACTAAATCTTCCAGATAATCCAGAATACACCCTATTCATTTTATTTGTTCCCCCAGGCTTTTCTGAAATTACAGCTATATCAAATTTATTAAGCCTTCTTCTTTCTTCATTCAATGCTTGGAATACGCTTCTATTCATAGCTACGTCTTCAACAGTACTAGAAATAGCACGATACCTTTGATGCATTTCTATTATATAATCAACAACTCCTTTTTTACCAGCAGGTTGACCTTCCATTGTTTTTTGTCCTATTGTTGGAATTGACCTATGTCTTTCATATTCTAATACATATAGATTATTTTCTTTGTCAATAGCAATAGCCATGATAACAGAAAAGTCAGACTCTTTAGTATTAATATCAGTAGCAGGGTCACAGCCAATAAAAGTGTTGACAGGAACTTGTTCCCCACCAATGACAATGTAGTTTTGATTTGATTCTGTATCGTATTCATAATACCCTTTCCAATGTTTAATATGATGCCTAGTCCACAAAGAGTCTTCAAGGCTTTGAACTTCCATCATATATTCTTGATAGAACTTTGATGCTTGTCCAGAATCTTGATAGAACTTTTTCTTTTCTTCTAATTTTGATGTAGGAAACCATCCTTGCCATAAAGGAGAACCATTAGCTAAAATAGCTTTGTATGTTATTAATTTCCACGCAAAATCTTTATTATCACTCTTAGCCCTCGCATGGTTGATGAGAAGATTGTTAATAAAAGAATCATAATGAACAGGAGTACCGTTAACCCGAAGACGACCAGTATGAGGCTCGATTGCAGGATAAACGACAGCAGTAACGAGATTCGCGTTCTTATCCCTTGCTTCCCTTGTGATTGTGTTTGCTTCATGTTCGAAGTCGTCAAGTACGATGAGGTCGTATCTTTTATGGAGCTTTGCTCCTCCTCTGATTCCTGCGACATTGCTTTTACTAATAAGTTTACATCCATTAGATAATTCTATATCCTCCTCAGTCCATTTTGAACCTTTAAGCTTACCAAAGTAATATGTGAATCTATCATTAAACTCAAGATGGTGCTTAATGTAGTCCATATTACCCACAGAAAGTTTTTGTGTTGCCGATACCCATGCATAAAAAAACATATCGTCTTTAGGACAAAACACAAAGTCTTTAAGAATTGAAGCTTTAGTTAGTACTGTCTTACCATGTCCTCTAGGTAAAACAATAGCTAACTGTTTACATTCCTTGTCATCAATAAAATCAGAAACTTCATAATGAAAAAATGGAGTCTCACTTCGCATAAAGTCATCTGGAAGAAATAGCTTACCAAAAGAAATAAGGTCTTTATGAGCTAAGCGAAGAGCTTCTTCAGCTTTGTTTATGTTCTGACTGTTTATATTTGCCATCTAAATACTTTTTAAATTTATCTTCAACTTTTTGCATTTTTAAAAAATCACTAAAAACACTTTCAACAACAGCCAATCTATCTACTATACTCATCATAGCAACTTCATTTGACTGCAATCTTCTTCTTATGTCATGCTTTGTAATGCTATTCTTCTTTTTCACTAAGGTCTCCTATTACCCAATTCATTTGTTTACAATACTTCCGAGCATCTTCTTTATCTTTTGCCCAAAACTTATAACCATTAACAGACACATATTTTTTATAATTATTTTTTATATGGTATGATGCATTTTTTTTATCTTTTGACATTCAAGATTTAAACGAACTTTATATTGTTTGGTATTGTAAAATAAATATTAACAAATAGCCCTGTTGTTGATGTATTACTCTTCTTCAATTTGACTTGAGAGTATTGTATTATTGGATGAATTATCATTTATCATTTTCCTTTCTGCACTTTCTAACTGTTCTGGAGAAAACCCTTGAAACATACCGATTACTCCAACTTCTTTTTGTTTCATCGACATTCCTGTTGTTCCAATTATTTTACCAATTTCTTTAGTCGATTGCAATATTATATTATCATCTTCACTAAAGTCAGCAAGATGTTTGAGTTTCCGTAGTACATACTCATGGTCTAAGCCATTTTCCTTAGCTACATCTAAAACTCCTCTTTCTATTTCTTTCACTATACGCTCCTGCTTTAAAAGTATTACAGCCTTCTTCTTAGCTGATTTATCGTTATCCTCATTGAAAGCATCCATATAAGCTTTTACTGGACCGTGCCCTGCAACTACACTTGTTGTGAATATTTTTTCTTTCTTAGTTGGGATTTTTCTTGTTTTAATATTATTCTTCTTACCAATTGTCTTTGAAAATGTATATCTATTTTTATGAGAATCAAAGTCTGTATCCATATTTGTTTTGTCGTTTATTAAAAACGTACCAACGATTGTTCGACACCATCCTTTAGAGTGTTTATAGTTCTTCCTGTCATTTGGATGTGTTATACCACCTACTTTTAATAACTGTAATATACCCCCATCATCAGCCTTTACCCAATCACCCTCATTAGCATCTTTCCAATACTTAACATCAACACAGTCAGTTCTTTTTTCCATGTATTCATCTACATCCTCATAGACGTAATGCTTTTGACCTCTTATGGTTTTATACTTCAATACTTTTTCTTAAATTATTATTCATATCTTCTAATAATTCTAATTGCAAAATAAGCCCATCTATCAATTTCAGTACTTCTTCTTCTGCTTTGTACATTTTACCATCAATTTCTATTTCACCTAGACTATTACCACCATCTACTGATAGCTCTTCTAGTACTTTTTCTTGCAATTCTATTGGGAGTAATTCTAAAAACTTTAGTGACCTTGCCATATTATCCTTGACTTTAGAGTGTTTAACATATATTTTATATTATATATATATATATATATATATATTATTATATACACTATATATATCCATTTTTCTTTCTTTGGTACTTTCTTTCTTTTTGCACTTCGTACAAACAGCAGCAAGACCAATCTTACCAGCAATAGGCTTGTCGCAATTCGTACAATGGAATGGCATTGGCATGGCTTAAAATAAGACTATGCCCAGGTGTTTACAAACAGTTTATTACAAAATGTTATAGGGTATATAACTCGACCCCCATACCCTAAAAGTTGTTTTATCAAAATCAAAAAGGAGTTACAAATGGAAAATCTAATTCAAATTATGTTACCTGATGAGTTTCGTGGTGTTAAATGTGAGAGTGCTTACACACTCAATCTTGTCGAGAATGGTGACAAAGTTAATGTCTATTTCTGGAGACCATCTGTTAAAGAGAATGGCAAGCATTTCCTCAACATTGCCAAGTCTGACAAGAAAGCCTTCATTGCTGCTTGTAAAGAGTAGCAGTCTCCTTCGGGAGAGAGGAGCAAGCATACGATAAATTAAATAAAACAGTAGGGAATGAGGCACCTGAGTGTAATTAGGTGAGCATGTAGTGATGCTTATAAAGAACGCCTAACTTACACATGAACTCATTCCTTACTATAACTACACTATTCAAATACACATGGGCAACCACATAAATATAGGGAAACACAATGATACCACACATAATATTCTACTCGAGCATACTATTAGCTATGCAATTCATGATGATATACTTTATGTTTTCAATGCATTATGAAGAAAATAAAAATACGCCAAAGCTTAAGAGTTATTTAAGAGGAGACAGATAATGCAACGTTACTGTTGGTTTCACGAAGAACTTGAATGGTCACATAAAAAGACAGATTGTTGTGACTATAACCATAAAGATAATTAAATAAACATAGGGAGATACAAATGATACAATTAACATTAGATATGGAATATTACACACCACTATGCAGTTGTGAAGGATGCTTTAGAGATTCTACTGATGTACTGCAAATAGCAACAGAACAGTTCGATTTATGTAAATATCATTATCAAGAATTAATGGTCATAGATGATTGGAATACGGAAAAAATGACCAAACAAATTATGGTAACACCACTAGCAAAAGCATTAGAATATCGTGAAGAGATGTTCCAATACAACAACAGACAATAAGCAAACAAACAAACATAACAAAAGGAGAATAATAGTAATGAATAGACTATTAACACATTCACTAGCTGTATTTGGTTTAATTGGTTCAATGATTGCATTGATAAATTTACAGGCATGTGAAAACAATGAAGAGACAGTAACTAATAAGACTGTAGATGTATATACAACACAAGATAGTCAATCATATAATGATTTATCAGAGTATCTTGACTCAGTAGCAACAGCATATGATATAGATGTTGAAGTTGTGTACGATGAAGAGACAGTCGATGTAGTATCAACAACTGTAGGGGATACAGTATATGAAGATGTAATTGTTATAGAAGCAGAAACGTTTGGACAGGCGTTCTCATCAGCAAGATACCAACTTGGAGCTAACCAAGAGTTTGTATGGAAAGCTAATGGCATTACATATACTACTAATTTCTCTGAAGAGCTGGAAGATAAGATTATATCTACTCCAAGTCATTATTGGACAGACGCAGAGATAAATAGTGGAACAGTTGGAGATAGTACTAAAACTCCATAATTAACAGGTATCTCCCTATACCATAAGGTTAGTGAAAGCAATATTAATATCATTTCTTCCAAGAAAATAATATTATATGTAAGTAGCTAACCTTTTTATTTATAATACAGGAGCAATTAATGAATTACTTAGAAAGTAGAATCAGTATAATAACTGATAATAAAATAAAGGAACATAAGAATGTCAATATTAATAACGATAGCATTACTAGTAGTCTTCTCAGCGTCAATGGGTTACATATTAAGCAAGGAAGAAAGACAAGAAAGGTTACAACAAGAGGCAGAATCAAAAATATTAAATAGACTAAGAAGAAGTTATTTATGAAAATGCCAAAACATTATAAATATAAATTCACTCATTGGCTTGATACAACAGATGAGGGAAATATGTTTGCTATTTGCATTATATTTATATTTATTCTTGTATTATCTATAACAATATTAAATATATAATAAAAAGGAGTTATTCATGTCTAATACAAAAGTAGTGCTTGATGATGCTATACTAAGAAGTAGAACAGGGGCATATATAGTTAATGTATTATTATCAGTAGACTTATTACTTAATTTATATAAAGAAGGTAAGACACCTAGTAAAGAGAGAATAGAGTTTACTGATAAGTTAATAAGGGAGATTGAAAATAAAAGAATTAAAGCTTTAATGAAAATGAAAAAGTTTGAGTATCTTGATATTAATAAATAATCATTAGGCGGACAGTATATATATGTTTGTTTCATTGTTATATATCCACAACTACACAGCATGTCCGCCTATAAATTCAATAAGGAGAGAAAATGATAAACAAAGTAACTAAAAAAGATATAAATGATGCTTTTGATTATTTTATGGATACTGGAAGATTAGAGGAATTAAAATCTGATGACGTATATTATATTCAAGCATTATTAAAACATATAGCTAATCAACAAAATATTAAATTAGTCTTTAATGGATCTGGAACTACTACTATCTTAAAAGTGTTACAAGACGAGGCAGAAGAATGATAAAATTAAAAAACCTTAAAAATATTGTTGAACGTCAGCTAAGAGATAAACCAGAACTAAGAGATAGTGACAGCAAACTAGTAGCAAGAATATGGTATAATCATATAGAAAACAGGAGTCCTATCCCTGTATCAAATATGTCAGCTACAGATTTACTTATAGCAATAGGTAATAATGAATTAGTAGGTTGGTCATCTATAACAAGAGTACGCAGAAAGATACAAGAAATGTATCCAGACTTAAGAGGCAATCTATATCAAAAAAGGCAAGAGTCTAAAAAGACATACATCAAAGAAATAAGAGATATTGAATTGATGCAATTGAGAAAACAATTAAATGAAGAGGTAGAAAAATGATTTATTTATGGTCAGTTGTAATATTTATACTATACTTAGCTTTAGGAACATTTCTTCATGTCTTATGGAAAGATAGACATATATGGAAAGTTAAAAAATAGGAATAAACATCTGTTATTATTAAATTTAGACCCCTTTAAAGGAGAGAGAATATGGAAATTGAAAGAATCTATAGTGAGTTTCTTGATTTCAAAAATAAAGACTATAAAGAAAAACATAAAGGGTTAGAGAAACATTTCTCTGCATCCTCAGCAGGTAGTTGTTATAAAAAACATTTGTTTAAAATAACAGATGCTCCATTAAAAGACTTTGAAGATAGAAGTCAAAGAATAATGAGACTTGGAACTTTAGTTCATCAAGACTTTGAAGATTCTATGAAACATTATCTTGAAGAAAATAAAGATATATATGCTACTTCTACAACAGGGGAAGGAATAGCAACAATATTTTATAATCGTAATGAAAAAATGGAACATGACTATACATTTTATGTCGAGCATAAAATAATAATACCAGAGCTAAACATAGCAGGTCATCTTGATTTTGCTGTTATTAATAAACAAAAAAAAGAAATAACTGTTTATGATTATAAAACAGCAGGAACATATAAGTGGAGTTTAAAGTTTGGAAGAAAGTATAAAGATAAGAATCCAAATTTTAATTATGAGATGCAATTGTCTACATACTTAATGGGTTTAGAAAGTGAATTAACGTTTACTCCAGAAGTTAAGCAAATGTTAATTGTATGGTACAACAAAGATACAAGTAGAATGAGAGAAGAAGTCATACAATCAAGATTTATTGAAATGGCTAAGTCTTATTGGGAAGAGCTAAATGAATGGAGAAAAGAGATAGAAAATAAAGACCCTGAGTTAGAGGATTATAATAACGTAAATGAAACAATATCAAGATATAGAGAAGTAGGAGTACCATTCCAAGATTGGGAATGTAAGTATTGCCCCTATGACCATATATGTAAATAAGGAATAAGCAAATGAAAGAAGCAACTAACGTACCTTGGAGAAAGCAACCAAAAGTATTTCCATATGGTGAAGATATATTAAATAATAAACAATATTTAGAAGATAGAGCTAAACTATTTCGTGAAAATGGTAATGGTTGGTGGTGGTTTCTTCCAAATAAAAAATAAAAAAGGAGAGAATAAAATGGGATTTGATTTATTTGGAGTAAAACCAAAAGAGAATACTAAAAAGCCATCATTATTAAAAAAAGATTTCTTTGATATACATAATGATTTAAGAGAAGAATATCGAAATCTTCAAACTGAGTATGAAAATAATAATAAAGGTGTTTATTTTAAAAATAATGTTTGGTGGTGGAGACCTTTATGGATATATGTATATGATAATTGTAGAGATATATTAACTGAAAAGGATTATGAAAGTGGTCATTACAATGATGGTCATAAAATATCTAATACAAAAGCA